TGCTGAACTTGAAAGTATGCTATAATATAAATAGGATATAGGTAGTTTATAATCAAAGGTTAGTAACCTATGTATGTTTATCAGTATAAAGAAGGTTTAAATGTATTTTATGTTGGTATGGGACAAGGATATAGAATGTGGTCTCATTTAAAACCAAGTTCTTATATGCCTTATGACGCAAATTATCCTTCTTTTTATGGAAAAATAAAATCTATGATTTTAAATGGGAATGATCCTTGTGTTGAAAAAATTTTTGAAGGGACAAAGGAAGAATGTTTAAACCTTGAAAAAGAACTTATTGAAAAATATAAGTTAATTAATGAGGGGGGAATACTTTATAATGTTTCAAAAGGTAGTGGTGGTCGTATAAAGGGTAAGTCTTATCCTATGAGTGAAAATACCAGACAAAGATACAGAGAGACTATGCGGCAAAAAAGGTCATATAAAATTGAAAAGAGTGATCTGGAAAAAATGTATAATTATCAAAATAAAACAAGGAAACAAATTGCCGAGCACTATAATTGTAGTGAGGTTTTGATAAAGCAAAGATTGAAAGAGTTTGGTATTAAAAAAACTAAAATTATGGAGAATTGAAATGTGGAAAGATGTTCGTAAAATGACCCATAAAGAAATTGAAGAAGAACTTGAATCACTTAAACAGGTAAGAGAACTTTCCACAAAAATAAGTGTCAATAAACTTCTTGACGAGGCCTTAGATTTAGAACCATTGCGAAAAGTTAATCTAACCATCACATCAAATGGCTCTCTTTATCATAGAGTGAAAGGTTTCCTACCTGAACTGATGGAGAAGATGTATGGAGAACGTAAGGCATTCAAGAAGGAGATGTTGAAGTCTAAACAGAAACTGGTTGATATTGAATCCAAACTTAAGACCAATAAGGATCCAGTTCTCCGTAGACAGAGAGAACAAACCATCAAAGATATTGCTAAGTTCAATAACTTTCAGATGGTGAGAAAGATTTGTTTGAACTCTGCCTACGGTGCAATTGGTAATGCATACTTTAGATATTTCAAACTTGCCAATGCAGAAGCGATTACGATGTCAGGTCAGACATCTATTCGTTGGATTGAAAATCATATGAATGAATATCTAAATAACTTACTCTCAACAGAAGATGTAGATTATGTCATCGCATCTGACACCGATTCAATCTATCTTAACTTTGGACCTATTGTTGATAAATTTCTTGGTGATAAAGTTAGTGATACGAGCAAGGTTGTTTCTATCATTGACAAAGTCTGTCAAGAGAAACTGGAACCGTTCATCGAAACATCTTATCAAAATCTTGCGACGTATGTAAACGCATACGATCAGAAGATGCAGATGAAACGGGAGAACATTGCAGACCGTGGAATCTGGACTGCTAAGAAGAGATACATCCTGAATGTATGGGACAGTGAAGGAGTTAGGTATGAAGATCCTAAACTTAAGATCATGGGTATTGAGGCAGTCAAGTCGTCCACTCCAGCACCTTGTAGGAGTATGATTAAGGATGCTCTCAAACTAATGATGAATGGAACAGAAGATGAGGTGATTGAGTATATCGATAAGTGTAGAAGTGACTTCAAGAAACTTCCTATCGAAGCTATTTCTTTCCCTAGATCTGTTTCTGATGCCCAGAAGTATAAGGCACATGCTACGATATATTCAAAGGGAACTCCTATTCATTGTCGTGGTGCCTTACTGTTCAATCACTACATAAAAGAAAAGAAGTTAACAAACAAATATTCACTTATCAATAACGGTGAAAAGATTAAATTTTGTTATCTTAAAAAACCAAATATTATCCATGAGAATGTGATCTCATTTATTTCAGAGTTTCCAACAGAGTTGGGACTTGACCAATATGTGGATTATGACTTACAATTTGAAAAGGCATTCTTAGAACCTCTCAAGGTCATTCTTGATGCCATTGGATGGAACGTAGAAAAAACTGTAAATTTGGAACTATTTTTTGGATGATTGATCTTCCTATTAACGACAACGAACTCAATACAATCGTAAATACAATGGCACTCGGTGGTGACACTGTTTTGTATCAAAAACTGAAACTGGTGAAGGAACTGCGTGAGCAGGATCTTCCTTACAAAAAAATTCTTCGTGAACAATACGGGATGGTAGCGTGATGATTAAAGTAAAGTATCAACTTAAAGAACATTCAAACATAACACTCTTTATGTTTTTTAAAACTGAAGAACAAGTAGAGATATTTAAATCTCAAAACCCACATTATATTTTTGAATGACTTATGGACTTCTTACGCGAGATTGTAAAAGAGATTGGAGATGACTTCACAAAACTTGCAAGCGAGATTGATGACACTGAAACATATGTGGACACAGGTTCGTTCATCCTTAATGCTCTTGTATCTGGGTCTATCGGTGGTGGTGTTTCTGGGAATAAAATCACTGCAATTGCTGGGGAAAGTTCTACTGGAAAGACTTTCTTTTCACTCGCAGTGGTCAAGAACTTCTTGGATACTAATCCCGATGCATATTGCCTTTATTTTGATACTGAGGCGGCAGTTAATAAGTCACTATTAGAAAGTCGTGGTATTGACTTGAATAGGTTGGTTGTGGTTAATGTTGTTACCATTGAAGAGTTTAGGAGTAAGGCTCTCAAGGCGGTAGACATGTATTCAAAAAAACCTGAAGATGAACGTAAACCTTGTATGTTTGTGTTAGACTCTTTGGGGATGCTTTCTACAGAGAAAGAAATAACGGATGCTCTCAATGAGAAACTTGTCCGTGATATGACAAAATCTCAATTGATCAAAGGGGCGTTCAGAATGTTGACTCTTAAACTGGGTCAAGCCAAAATACCAATGATTGTAACAAATCACACCTACGATGTCATCGGGTCTTATGTACCAACTAAGGAAATGGGAGGAGGCAGTGGCCTCAAGTATGCAGCGTCTACAATCATCTATCTCTCAAAGAAGAAAGAAAAGGATGGAACAGAAGTGGTTGGGAATCTTATCAAAGCTAAGACTCACAAGTCGCGTCTAAGTAAGGAGAACAAGGATGTTACTATTCGTCTATTTTATGATGAACGTGGTCTTGATAAGTATTATGGTCTACTTGAGTTGGGAGAATTGGGTGGACTTTGGAAGAACGTTGCAGGACGTTATGAGATGGATGGTAAGAAGGTATATGCTAAAGCCATCTTGAAAGAACCAGAAATTTACTTCACACCAGAGGTGATGGAGAAACTTGATGTAATTGCAAAGGAACAATTTAGTTACGGTACTTGATGGACAAAGTTGAATTTTTAGTTCTGAAAAATCTAATACACAATGAAAAATACTTGAGAAAAGTTCTTCCATTCATTAAAGAAGAATATTTTGATGACACTAAATATAAGGTAATCTTCGACGAGATCTCTACCTTTACTGCTGAGTATAACGAACTCCCTACAAAAGAGATTCTCAATATTGAGATTGAAAAGAGAAGAGATATTAATGAGGACTCTTATAAACAGATTTCTCATGTAGTTAATTGTCTTGAGGACGACGTTGTAGAGTTTGATTGGTTGGTTAACACTACTGAGAAGTGGTGTCGTGACCGTGCCATTTATCTTGCCTTGATTGAATCCATTCAGATTGCTGATGGAGGAGATGCCAAGAAGGCACCAGATGCCATTCCATCTATTCTGTCTGATGCTCTAGCAGTTAGTTTTGACAACCATGTAGGACATGATTACCTTGAAGATTATGAATCACGATACGAGTCTTATCACAGGAAGGAGGAGAGAATTGAATTCGATCTCGACTATTTTAACAAAATCACGAAAGGTGGGCTCCCTAACAAAACTCTTAACATCGCACTTGCTGGTACGGGTGTCGGGAAATCTTTATTCATGTGCCATGTGGCTAGCTCCGTCTTGCTCCAAGGGAGGAACGTTCTCTACATTACAATGGAGATGGCAGAAGAGCGCATTGCTGAAAGAATTGATGCGAACCTCCTAAATGTAAATATCCAGGAGATTGTTGACCTTCCAAAACAAATGTTTGAAACAAAGGTTACAAACCTGGCCAAAAAGACTCAAGGTCAACTAATTATTAAGGAGTATCCTACCGCCTCCGCTCATGCTGGACACTTCAAATCACTTCTTAATGAACTTGCACTTAAGAAGTCATTTCGACCTGATATTATTTTCATTGATTACCTTAATATATGTTCTTCCGAAAGATATCGCGGAAATAGCACTGTCAATTCATATTCATATATTAAAGCAATTGCTGAAGAACTTAGAGGCCTTGCTGTCGAAACAAACGTCCCTATCATATCTGCCACTCAGACCACTCGTTCTGGTTATGGTAGCTCTGATGTTGAGCTTACTGACACTAGTGAGTCCTTTGGTCTCCCTGCTACTGCTGATCTTATGTTTGCCCTTATTTCGACTGAAGAGTTGGAATCATTGGGACAGATACTTGTGAAACAATTAAAGAACAGATACAATGATTACTCTGTTCATAGACGTTTTGTTGTTGGTATTGATCGTGCCAAGATGAGATTGTATGATTGTGAACAGTCTGCACAGGATGACCTTCTTGACAACGGTAAAGAAGAAGAGTATAATAATGAAGAACAACAAAAACCTAAAAAATCCTTCAGTGGATTTAAGTTCTAATATGGGACTGACTACTAGATCATTACAATCTTCACTATCATTACGTGATCAATCTTTTATCTATGAGGTGAGAGATCTTGATGGTAACCGTTATCGTCATTGTGGATCACAGAAAGATGCTGACAAACATGTAATGAGAAATCCTGGTTTCACTTGGGAGAAAGTTTACCTTTCTCCACCACCAAAGACTGTGGATGTGGACAGTGTTACACTTCCTCCCGACCTACAACTTCCTGAATCACAAGCACAACCCCTAAATTTATGACTGTAAATACTGAAGCCTATCTTGAATTTGTCAATGCCGTCACCTCACAACAAAGTAAAAATAACGAAGCATTCCTTTATCGTCTTGAAGAATTGGAAGGTCAAGGTTTTCCTTCCGAGCGACTGCTTACTGCATCTGTAGGGATGTGTGCAGAGGCTGGTGAGTTTACCGAAGTCGTTAAGAAGATTGTCTTCCAAGGTAAACCTGTGAATGAAGAGAACCTATTTCACCTGAAACGTGAACTTGGTGATATTATGTGGTATGTTGCTCAAGCATGTATGGGTCTTGATACTACCATTGATGAGATCATTGAGATGAATGTAGACAAACTGAAGTCTCGTTATCCTGGTGGAGAATTTGATGTCCACCATTCTGAGAACCGTAAAGAAGGAGATGTATGATTAATCTTGAATTAAATTTACAACAAGCAGCAGTAATTCGTCAGGCACTGTTTATAGAACAGAAAGGCTATACTCTTGATCCTACCTGTATTCCTCCACGAATTGTTGATGTTCGTAACATCATTGCTATACTTGATAAACATATTGATGATCAGTTAGAATACGATACAAGTGGAAAATAATTTATGACATACGACTTCTCATTTGCACACTCTCCTGAAGGATTTGATAACCATATCAACGATAGTATTCGTGGTTATTCAAATCTGTTGGAAGACACTGTATCGTTCTCTCGATACTTTGTGGAGGATCATACTAAAGTCGTTGATGTCGGATGTTCAACTGGTAAACTTACCAAGATGATTATCGCAAATAATCCTAATCGTGAGTATGCACACTATGTGGGTGTAGAACTTGCTGGTAGCTTCTATGATGATCTTGAGGAACGTCACACTGAAATTCGTAAAGAATACCCTGGTGCATTGTTAGAATGGGTTCGTGGTAATGTCACTAACTATGAGTTCAAGAACTGTTCTCTAGTAACATCACTGTTTACTCTACAGTTTATGCCCAAGACTACCAGACAAGATACGATCAATAAGATCTATAATGGTCTCAATGAAGGTGGTGCATTTATCTTTGCTGAGAAGTTGATGTGTGAGAATGCATTCTTTCAAGAACTTCTTACCTTTAATCATTATGATTACAAGAGAAAGACTTTCAGTGCAGAACAAATCATGGATAAGGAGAAACAACTTCGTGATATGTTGAAACCTAATACATGGTCTGAACTAAGAGATATGGTGATGACTGCGGGGTTCAAAGACTGTCAGATCTTCTGGAGAAACCATCAGTTCGTTGGAGTTATTGCAATTAAGTAATGTGTGGAATTATTGGTGGATTTGATAT